AAAACTTGTTGAGTTTTTAATTTAAAAGTATTAGTTTGTTTGTCCGCTATTTTTTTATTCTCTTCGCTTTCTTTGTTATATCTATTAAAGAAATTTATCGCTTTTTGCTGCTCACTAGTGAGTTTGCTTCCAGCTTTAATCTCTTCATAGTATTTAGACTTTTGCCCGTCTAAGTGGCTTTTAGCGTTGGCAACTTGCTCTTTTAACGCTATCTTTTTCTTTTTAATCTCTCTTTCTTCGTCAACTTCTTCATCGTATGAAAACGAGTCTTCCATTAAAAAACTAATTTCATCATCTGTTAAGTGAGACTTTGTTTGTTTGTAGTATTCTCTTAGTACACTCATATCGTCGTAACTAGAATAATCTTGATTAAGACGCACGTAGTCTTCTAAGTTACCACCAGTTTCTTCCATAAAGCTCATAAGCTTTTGTATGTTTTCTGGTAGTTCTTGACCGGTTTGTTCAGCTTGTTCTATAGCCTCTACTACTTCTTCTGCTAACTCTTCAGTTTGCTCTTGAACTTCTTCTTCAGTAACTTCTTCTAAAGCTGGTTGTTCTTTTTGTGTTTCAGCTTCCGGCTGTACTTCTTCTTGTTTTTCTGTGGTGTCGGCATCTTCAACGAGCTCAACCACTCCGCCGTCGTCAGCGTTATCTTCTTTAACTTCTTCTGTAACTTCATCTTCTTTTGGTGTTGGTGGTTTGTCTAAATTTACTTTGATGACGTTGTCATCTTCTTTTGTTTCTTTTTTACTAAGATCAACTTTTACAACGTTGTCTTCAGTAGCCT